TGGTTCTTTACCGCTAACGGGGTTGTCCTTCCATATTTACTGGAAGGATTCGAGGATCACAAGATCGTCGATAATCTAACGAAGTATTCGTTGGAAGGATGTGCGTCGAATTACTCGCACTTTATGTCTTCACTAAAGAAGACAAAGAAATTGATGCGGAAGTTCGCAGCAATCAATGGTATCCCGGAGTCCGGGATATCGGTACCATATACGGGGCCGCTTAGGCAGCATTTTCCGTATGTGAAGCTGTTTAATAAAACAGTAATTTCCCTTAGAAAGTCTAAGAGAGAGAGGTTTCGAAGCCTCTTACTGTGGACTCAGTCTCGAGCCACAGGATTGTGCGACAGCACAATGATTGAGAAGAGTCTCCTGAAGTTCAGGAGTACGGTTGAGCAACCTTGCTCCCCTCTTTCTATCGATGTAGGGATCCTACAATCGACCATTCGAACCGGAAATGTAACCGGTCTCGATGCCCAGGTCTCCACGGGACCTAAGGCCTGTCTCCAATTTCCTCAGAAACCAGAGAGACTTCCCTCAAAGTACTACCTTGAGGGATCCCGCCAGGATGAAGTTGGCGGTCAGACTAGGTGTTTACTATACCTAGCTTCAAACCGTGTGTTACACGGCTTATACGACCCTCAGACTTTGGTAATAACCAAGTTCCCTGGGGGCCCTCGTCCAGTACGTTGTGCTGGGGACTTACTCTCATGGGCAATCCATGAGGTAGTGACTAGCGGGTGGAGAACCCGCTCAGTTAGATACCATTGTGTTGAAGACCAGAGCAAGGCTCGGTCTATCACAGTGGCACATTATGCCTATCAGGTCATAATGGGGGCATTTTCACATGCTCTGGTTCCAGCTGTTATATCAGCTGAGACAAAAACCGGTCTAACTAAAGACCGGAATTTATGGAGATTCCTCCATGAACAACTCGCGCCGGAATCTCCGGCGTGGGAAGGATTCGGAGACGAATCTGTCCGCGGGTTCAGTACTGACCTTGAAGAAGCCACCGATTATGGAAATTGGTGGTTTGCCAAGGCAGTATGGTCTGAGTTTCTCAGACAAACCCGAGGACCGCGTCAGCCCACCGGACTGATGCTTCTCGCTAAGAGGATCTACA